GAGATCGACAAGAACCTCGATGCCGCCATCGATTGGCTCAAAAAGGCCCGGACCAAGTTCGATGCGGCGCTGGATCAGTGCTACGGCGAACAGGCACGCGCCGCGCTGCGTGAATCCGGCCGCGACTTCGGCACCGCCCACATCAGCGACGGCCCGCTGCACCTAAAGTTCGAGCTGCCTAAGAAGGTCAGTTGGGATCAGAAGCAACTGGCCGAAATCGCCGAGCGCATCGTGACCTCGGGCGAGAAGGTCGAGGGCTACCTCGACATCAAGTTGTCCGTCTCTGAGTCCCGCTACACGAACTGGCCTCCGGCCCTGCAGCAGCAGTTCGCCACTGCCCGCACCGTGGATGCCGGCAAGCCGTCCTTCACCTTGAGCATCGATGGGGGTGACGCATGAAAACAAGCGCAGCGCAGTTTCGTGAGCCGCAGGCGAAAGGGGGCGAAGCCCCCGGCAAAATGCTGCCCATCGTATCTGCCATCGAGCGGATGGCCGAGCGCAAAGGCGTGAAGTTGCTGATGCTCGGCAAATCCGGCATCGGCAAGACCACTCGGCTCAAAGACCTCGACCCGGCCACCACGCTGTTCATCGACATCGAGGCGGGCGACCTGGCCGTGACCGACTGGCCGGGCGACACCATCCGCCCCGCATCGTGGCCAGAGTCGCGTGACTTCATCGCGTTCCTCGCGGGCCCGGACAAGTCGTTGCCGGCAGAAAGCGTGTTCTCGCAGGCGCACTACGACCACGTTGTCGAGAAATTTGGCGACCCGACGCAGCTCGACCGTTACCAGACATTCTTCCTCGACTCGATCACCCAGCTATCGCGCCAGTGCTTTGCGTGGTGCAAGACGCAGCCCGGCGCAACCAGCGACCGTTCCGGCAAGCCTGATCTGCGGGCCGCCTACGGGTTGCTCGGCCAGGAAATGATCAGTGCCTTGACCCACCTGCAGCATGCCCGGGGCAAGAACGTGGTGTTCGTGGCCATCCTCGACGAACGCCTCGATGACTACAACCGCAAGGTATTCGTGCCGCAGATCGAAGGCAGCAAAACCAGCCTGGAACTGCCCGGCATCGTCGATGAGGTCGTGACACTGGCCGAGATCAAGGCCGACGACGGTAGCACCTACCGCGCGTTCGTTACGCACACCGTCAATCCCTACGGCTTCCCGGCCAAAGACCGCAGCGGTCGCCTCGACCTGCTGGAGCCGCCGCATCTCGGCGCGCTGATCGCCAAGTGCGCAGGCACTGCCACCCCTATTACCCAGAACACCACCGAATCCAAGGAGTAATCACATGACCACCAATAACTGGAACGACTTCAACGACGCTGAATCGCAACAATCCGGCTTCGATCTGATCCCCAAGGGCACCATCGTCCCGGTGCGTATGACCATCAAACCGGGTGGTTATGACGACCCCGCGCAAGGTTGGGGCGGCGGCTATGCCACCGAGTCCTTCGACACCGGCTCTATCTATCTCGCCGCCGAATTCGTGGTCACTGGCGGTGACCACGCCAAGCGCAAGATGTGGAGCAACATTGGACTGCACTCCAAGAAGGGGCCGACCTGGGGTCAGATGGGCCGCAGCTTCATCCGCGCCGCGCTCAACAGTGCCCGCAACGTCCACCCCCAGGACAACAGCCCGCAGGCCAGCGCTGCCCGCCGTATCCAGGGTTTCAATGAGCTTGACGGCATCAAGTTTCTCGCTCGCGTCGATGTCGAGAAGGACTCCAAGGGTCAGGATCGCAACGTGGTCAAGGTCGCGGTCGAACCCGACCATCCCGACTACGCGAAGTTGATGGGCGTGCCTCCCAAGGCCTCGGGCGGCGGAAATTCCGGCGCTCCAGCGCAAGTGGCCGCACCAGCGTATCAGGCACCGGCTCAGCAGCGCGCACCCGTGACGGGCAAACCGTCGTGGGCGCAGTGAGGAGGCGACCATGGATACCGTTTTGCTTATGCGTAGAGGCGGATTCCCGCTATGCTTTTCCAGCGCTGCGCAATACCGCATCTGGAAAGCGTCAGCCCAACGGGTCAAGCCGGGCGACAGCAAGTACTGCGCGGACTGCACCACCGAGTACCAGAGCGACATGATCCGCCAGCGTCGCTGTGCTTATCCCGGCACGACGTTTCACGTAACCGCCGATGGCTTCCTGGATGGTGTGCGCCCGGGATGCCGCCTTCCCAATCGCAAGAGGGAGGTGGCGTGAAATGCTGGGTCTGCAAACGACAGGCCCGTGGATTCGGGCACAACGACGGTCGTCACAAAACCGGCGACCCACGGCGCTACCCCATCGACTGGGTGTTCTGCTCGCGCCGCTGCCAGGACGCGTTTCACGCGCTGTACGGCAACTGGCTGCGGGTCAAGGAAGGTCACGTCGACCGCAAGGAGGTCGCCATGATCGATCCATCTGATGTCGAACTGGCAGCGATGAAGAAATGCCTCCGGTCATTCGGCGACGCGGGAGGCGAGATCGGCTTCGACAAGCCACTCGGGGCCTATTCGGAAGTTGAGGCGCTGCGGGTGATCGATGCCATCGTCACCTGTTACACCGAGGCGATGGTCGAACACCACGAGGAAACCAAGTTCCCGCCGGTGCGTGGCATCGCTCCGACCCCCGATCCGATGGCCAGCCCCTTCGCCGACCTGGAGGACGACCTGCCTTGGGAGACGAAGCCATGATCGACTTCAACTCCTCATCGAGCATCTCCGGTCAGATCACCGCCCTGGTCGACGCTGGGATGCAGCAGGCCCGCGCCCGCCAGTCCGAACGCCAGTACCTTGGGGCCTCGCGTCTCGGTGTGGCCTGCGAGCGCGCGCTGCAGTTCGAATACGCCAAGGCACCCGTCGACCATGGGCGTGATATCCCCGGGCGGATGCTTCGCATCTTCGAGCGCGGCCACGTCATGGAGGACTGCATGGTGACGTGGCTGCGTGATGCCGGCTTCGACCTGCGCACCCGCAAGGCCGAGGGCGAGCAGTTCGGTTTCTCGGTGGCTGACGACCGTCTGCAGGGGCACATCGACGGCGTCATCGTCGGTGGCCCCGAGGGCTTCGCCTATCCCGCGCTCTGGGAATGCAAGTGCATGGGTAACAAGTCCTGGCGCGAGTTGGAGAAGCACGGTCTTGCCGTTGCCAAACCCATCTACGCCGCGCAAGTGGCGATCTATCAAGCCTATCTCGAACTGCACGAGCACCCTGCGATCTTCACGGCCCTCAACGCCGACACGATGGAGATCTACACCGAGCTCGTGCCCTTTGACGCAGCCCTGGCCCAGCGCATGTCGGATCGGGCGGTGAAGGTCATCACGGCAACTGAGGCAGGAGAACTCCTGCCGCGCGCTTTCAATGACCCGACCCATTTCGAATGCCGAATGTGCGCATGGCAGGACCGCTGCTGGAGGATGCAATCATGACTGACAACAATACATCCGAGAAAGGCATCGAGCCGATGATCGATGCCAAGCAGGCGGCCGCCGCACTACGCCTGCCGTACTACTGGTTCTCCGACCATGCGATGCGCACCAAGTATCGGATTCCGCACTATTTGATGGGCGGCCTCGTGCGCTATCGCCTGTCCGAACTCTCCGCTTGGGCCGCGCGCAGCGCAGCCGTCCAAGATCGGGATACCCAGGATTCTGCCGCACCCGTCGAGGAGGCCGAATGATCGACTTCAACAACACGACTCAAACTGAGGAGCACAGCCGGGAATCAGATCGCGACGAGATTCGAGCAGAACTGCTCGTACGCCTGGAGTCGGTGCTGACCACGATGTTCCCTGCTGGAAAAAAGCGCAATGGCAAATTCCTCATCGGCGACGCACTGGGCAGTCCGGGCGACAGCCTCGAGGTGGTACTCGATGGCGAGAAGGCGGGGCTATGGACGGATCGCGCTACCGGTGACGGCGGCGACATCTTCACACTGATCGGCGGGCATTTCGGCATCGATGTCCACGCCGACTTCCCTCGGGTGCTGGAGCAATCCGCCGACCTGCTTGGACGGGCCAGGTTAGCGCCGTCACGCAAAGCCAGGAAGGAAGCCCCGGTCGATGATCTGGGCCCGGCCACGGCCAAGTGGGACTACCTGGATGCCAGTGGGCACCTGGTAGCGGTGGTCTACCGCTACGACCCACCAGGGCAAAAGAAGCAGTTCCGGCCGTGGGATGCGAAGCGGCGCAAGATGGCACCGCCCGACCCGCGCCCGCTCTACAACCAGCCGGGGATGAAGGATGCTGCCCAAGTCGTTCTGGTCGAGGGCGAGAAGTGCGCGCAGGCCTTGATCGATGCCGGCATCGTGGCGACCACCGCGATGCACGGCGCGAACGCCCCGGTCGAGAAGACCGACTGGTCGCCGTTGGCAGGCAAATCCGTGCTGATCTGGCCCGACCGTGATAAGCCGGGCTGGGAGTACGCGACACAGGCGGCACAAGCCATCCTGTCGGCGGGTGCGAAGTCGTGCTTCATCCTGTACCCGCCCGAGGAGGCGGCGGACGGCTGGGATGCGGCCGATGCCATTGCCGAGGGTTTTGACGTCGCCGCTTTCCTCGCCCATGGCCCGCGATTGCAGATGCACGACGTGACAGAGGATGCCGAACCCGTCGTCAGTAGCGACGAATCGGTGTGGGGTACGGAGGACGCGCTGGCGCTGGCCTTTACCCGGCGCTATCACCGTGACTGGCGTTACGTCGCAGGCTGGGGGCGCTGGCTGGTGTGGGACGGCAATCGTTGGCGAACCGAGGACACGCTGGCCGCAACCGATCTGATCCGCTGCGTTTGCCGGCACGCCGCTGTGCGCGCAGACAATCCCAAGGTGGCGGCCAAGCTTGCCAGTTCGAGCACGGTCGGCGGTGTGGAACGGCTGGCCAGGGCAGATCGTCGACATGCCGCCACCACCGAGGAGTGGGATTCTGATCCGTGGCTGCTCAACACCCCAGGCGGCGTTGTCGACCTCAAGACTGGACGTCAGCGACCACATGACCGTGCCGACCGGATGACCAAGATCACCACGGCCACACCTGGAGGTGACTGCCCGACCTGGCGAAGGTTCCTCGATGAAGTTACGGGTGGTGACGTGGAATTGCAGTCCTATCTGCAACGAATGGTGGGCTATGCGCTGACCGGCTCGACGCAGGAGCATGCACTGTTCTTCCTGTATGGCACTGGCGCGAACGGCAAGTCGGTGTTCGTGAACACCCTGGCCACCATCCTCGGGGACTACGCGACAAACGCGCCTATGGACACCTTCATGGAGACGCGGACTGATCGGCACCCGACCGATATGGCAGGCCTGCGCGGTGCACGTTTCGTCGCGGCGATCGAAACCGAGCAGGGGCGACGCTGGGCGGAATCGAAGCTCAAGAACCTGACCGGTGGCGACAAGATCTCCGCGCGCTTCATGCGCCAGGACTTCTTCGAGTTCTTCCCGCAGTTCAAGCTCTTTGTCGCTGGCAACCACAAGCCGGCCATTCGCAACATCGACGAGGCGATGAAGCGTCGACTGCACCTGATCCCCTTCACGATTACCGTGCCGCCTGAGCGCCGCGACAAGCACCTGCAGCAGAAATTGCTGGCCGAGCGTGACGGCATTCTGGCCTGGGCGGTTCAAGGGTGTCTGGACTGGCAGCGCCATGGACGACTCGATCCGCCCCGGCGTGTGGTGGAAGCCACCGAGGAGTATTTCGAAGCTGAGGACGCGCTAGGCCGCTGGCTCGACGAGCGCTGCGTGCGCGAAGCCAACGCCAAGTCGTTGACCGCCGAACTTTTCAATGACTGGAAGCAGTGGGCCGACAGTGCCGGTGAGTTTGTCGGCTCGCAGCGGCGCTTCTCCGATCTCTTGATCACGCGCGGGCTGGAGAAGTGGCGCAACAGTGTGGGTGTGCGCGGCTTTCGGGGCGTGGGTCTCAAGAATCCGCCCAAGCCGGCCTACACCCCTTATGCCGACAACTGAACCCGATGACGACACACCGGCCTGACGCTTCCGACGCTCTACATCGTAACTCTCTATACGCGCGTGCGCGTGCGCGCGTCACGGAGAGTTACGACATGATCCGTCGGAAGCGTCAGACCTGTTCCCAAACAAGGACTGACACCATGACCACGACCATCCTCGCCCTCGATCTGGGCACCACCACCGGCTGGGCGCTGCACGGTAACGACGGCCACATCACGAGTGGCTCCGAGAGCTTCCGCCCACAACGCTTCGAAGGGGGTGGCATGCGCTTCCTGCGTTTCAAGCGCTGGCTCACGGAGATCAAGCAATCCGGCGACGGCATCGATTGCCTCTACTTCGAGGAAGTGCGCCGCCACGTCTCGACCGATGCCGCGCACGCCTACGGCGGATTCCTGGCCACGCTCACGGCGTGGTGCGAGCACCACCAGATCCCGTACCAGGGCGTGCCAGTCGGCACGATCAAGAAGCACGCGACCGGCAAAGGTAATGCAGGCAAGGAGGACGTGATCACAGCCGTTCGTGCGCGTGGCCACGCTCCGGTTGATGACAACGAAGCCGATGCCCTGGCACTGCTGCACTGGGCCATCGAGACGCAGGAGGTCTGACGTGAAGATCCCGGCACAGCAATACCGCTGCCCGCTCGATCGCAGTTCTTCCCGCGAGGATCCGGAGAGCATCAAACGCCAGGGTTGGCGCGACCAGCACATCCTCGTGGTATCCGAGGAGGACAAGCGGTTGGATTTCGTCGAGCGCGAGTTCGTGCGACGACTTGGAGAACGCCTGTACGGAGGGAAACGCCATGGCTGAGTGGACGATCGACGACGTGGCGACCCGGTTTGCCGAGGCGGCCGAGACGGGACGGCGACTGCCACGGGTCAGGGTTCAAGGCTACTTCAACGTGTGGCCAGCCTTCGTGCGCGATGGGTGGGAAGGCTTCGACGACAAGGACTACGAATACCGGCCACTTCCCCCAACTCCCGAGGCCATCGAACGGATGCTGGAGACGATGCGCTGGATGCAGTGGCTGGAGGTGGAGCAGCGGCATTTGGTTTGGATGCGCGCCAAGCACTACGAGTGGAAGTTCATCTGCCGCCGCCTCGGGCGTGACCGCACGACTGCCTGGCGGCGGTGGCAGAAGGCATTGCAGATCGTGGCCGATCATCTGAACGGTCGCCAGACCGCAGCCGTCGGTCACTCTTCCAAACTGGAGAGGCAAGTAGAGCAATACATACCGTGAATGTCTTTGGTTTAAGGCTTCTGGGCATTTTTGGATGAAACTGGCATGCAACACAAAGGCCGGATTTTGATAGGATGACAGCTATGATCTGGCGAGCGGTGTGGGTGTGACGCCTACATCGCTTCCGGTCAGAAAATTCGACGGGTCCTTCCTGTCCAAAATCCCATGCGGGGGGCGCGAGCGCGGCGCTTTTTTAGCGTCAGGGCGCGGGCAAGGTTACCAGTCGGCCAGGTTACCGGCCCCGGTTACCACCCCCAGGCGCAGTTACCACCCCACCAGAATCTTCATTCACCCAACCCGCCCGGCGGCAACGCTCGGCGGGTTTTGCTTTTGGGAAGTCCACTTTGAACACGCTCAACGTCGAGTACCGCAAGGTCGAGGCGCTGATTCCCTACGCCCGCAATCCGCGCACACACGCCGATGGCCAGATCGCCAAGATAGCGGCCAGCATCGTCGAGTACGGCTGGACGAACCCGATCCTGGTCGATGGCGACAACGGCATCATCGCCGGGCATGGGCGTCTGGCCGCTGCCCGCAAGCTCGGCCTGGATCAGGTGCCGGTGATCGAACTGGCCCATCTGACCGTCGCGCAGAAACGGGCGCTGGTGATCGCCGACAACCGGCTGGCGCTTGATGCGGGCTGGGACGAAGAGATGCTGGCCCTGGAGCTGGCCGATTTGTCCGAGGCCGGGTACGACCTTGCCCTGACCGGTTTCGAGGATGCCGAGATTGAAGCGCTGCTCACGGGTGATGTGACCGACGACGGTACCGACCCGGAGCCGGATACCGACGAGCCGGACGCAGCGGACGACGTGCCGGATGCGCCGGTCGTGGCGGTGTCGCGCCCCGGCGATGTCTGGGCCATCGGGTCGCACCGCCTGATTTGTGGCGACGCCACCGACCGGGACGTGGTCGCTGCGCTGATGAAGGGTGAAGTCTCTCGCCTGTGCTTCACCTCGCCGCCCTACGGCAACCAGCGCGATTACACCTCGGGCGGCATCACCGATTGGGATGGCCTGATGCGCGGCGTGTTTGCACACCTGCCGATGGCGACCGATGGTCAGGTGCTGGTCAACCTTGGCCTCATCCACCGCGACAACGAAGTGATCCCGTATTGGGACGGTTGGCTATCTTGGATGCGCCAGCAGGGCTGGCGGCGCTTTGCGTGGTACGTCTGGGATCAGGGGCCGGGGATGCCTGGCGACTGGCAGGGCCGACTGGCCCCGAGCTTCGAGTTCGTCTTCCACTTCAACCGCGAAAGCCGCAAGCCGAACAAGATCGTGCCCTGCAAGCACGCTGGGCAGGAATCGCACCTGCGCGCTGACGGGACGTCCACGGCGATGCGCGGCAAGGATGGCGAGGTCGGCGGCTGGACACACAAGGGTCAGCCGACGCAGGACACTCGCATCCCCGACTCGGTGATCCGCGTGATGCGCCACAAGGGCAAGATCGGGCAGGACATCGATCACCCGGCTGTGTTCCCGGTGGCGTTGCCGGAGTTTGCCATCGAGGCTTACACCGAAGCCGGAGACATTGTGTTCGAGCCCTTCGGTGGAAGCGGTACCACGATGCTGGCTGCGCAGCGCACTGGCCGCCTCTGCCGCAGCATGGAGATCGCACCGCAGTACGTGGACGTGGCCATCAAGCGCTTTCAGCAGAACCACCCTGGCGTGCCGGTCACGCTGCTGGCAACAGGTCAATCGTTCGAACAGGTTGCCGCCGAGCGCGCCACCACCGTTGATGATGAGGTGCTGGCATGAACTGGTTGGCAGACAAGATCGAACAGTGGCCAACCGCCAAACTGCGGCCCTATGCACGCAATGCGCGGACGCACTCGGATGATCAGGTGGCCCAGATCGCTGCATCGATTGCCGAGTTTGGCTTCACGAATCCGATCCTTGCAGGCAGTGACGGCGTGATCGTTGCCGGGCATGGGCGCTTGGCGGCTGCGCAGAAGCTCGGGCTGCAGATCGTGCCCGTGGTCGTACTCGATCACCTGAGCCCGACCCAGCGCCGCGCCTTGGTCATCGCGGACAACCGCATCGCCGAGAACGCGGGTTGGGACGACGCGATGTTGCGCATCGAACTGGAAGCCTTGCAGCTGGACGGCTTCGACATCGACATCACCGGCTTCGACGCCGACGCGCTGGACGAACTGATCGCGGGCGACGAGCCTGACAACGAGGGGCAGACCGATGAGGATGCGGTGCCGGAGATTGGCGAGACGCCGATCTCGCGCCCGGGCGATGTCTGGGTGCTGGGCCCACACCGCCTACTGTGCGGCGATGCCACCGTGGATGCAAGCTACGAGGCCTTGCTGCAAGGCGAGCCGGTCGACATGGTCTTCACAGACCCGCCCTACAACGTGAACTACGCCAACAGCGCGAAGGACAAGATGCGTGGCAAGGATCGCGCGATCCTGAACGACAACTTGGGCGACGGGTTCTACGATTTTCTGCTGGCCGCACTGACGCCCACCGTTGCGCATTGCCGGGGCGGGATGTACGTGGCGATGTCGTCGAGCGAACTGGATGTGCTGCAGGCCGCCTTCCGCGCAGCCGGTGGCAAGTGGTCGACCTTCATCATCTGGGCCAAGAACACCTTCACGCTGGGCCGCGCCGACTACCAGCGCCAGTACGAGCCGATCCTCTACGGATGGCCCGAGGGGGAGACACGCCACTGGTGTGGCGACCGCGACCAGGGCGACGTCTGGGCCATCAAGAAGCCGCAGAAGAACGACCTGCACCCGACGATGAAGCCGGTGGAGTTGGTCGAGCGCGCGATCCGCAATTCCAGCCGACCCGGCAACGTGGTGCTCGACCCCTTCGGTGGCTCGGGCACGACCTTGATCGCCGCAGAGAAATCAGGCCGCGTTGCGCGGCTGATCGAACTCGACCCCAAGTACGTCGACGTGATCGTGCGCCGGTGGGAGGAGTTCACCGGCAAGCAGGCCACCCGCGAGGCGGATGGCGCGGCGCTCGATCAGGCAGCGAGCGACTCGTCGAGGATCTCGCAGTGAATCACGAAGCCCGTCAGGTAAGGCAGGCCGCGTGGGATGCCGTACTGCTTGCTGGTCTGGCGGCCAATCGTCCAGCCCATCCAGCGCTCCGTGGCGGCGTTGATCGCGTTCGCCAGGGACTGGCCCTGATAGAGACCGTTCTGGACGTCGTCCGCAAAGTAGCGTCCGTGGCGGCTGTCGAGGAAGACCCGTACCGATTCGAAGGGCTGGCCGGTGGCGTCCGAGATGGCGGCCATCGCCAGGGGCCATGCGGCGCTGGCGTGTTCGTTCATCGTGCCCCAAAAGCCCCAGGCATCGTTTTGGGTGGCGGGGATCTGCGTGGTGGTGTTCATCTCTGGCTCCTTCGGGTTGATCGTTGCGACACCCGTAGTAACGCGCTGTTCGATTGAGAAGCCAAGCGCCACTTGGCCTCTTTCTCGATCTTTCTGATCAGGCGATGCGGTACACCCGCTCGCCGCCCTGCGGCTTGTCCGACACGATGGTCAGGCCCAGCTTCTTCTTGAACGCCCCGGCGAAGGTGCCGCGCACCGTGTGCGCCTGCCAGCCGGTGGCGGTGCAGATCTGGCCGATGGTTGCGCCCTCGGGGCGTTGCAGCATCCGGATCACTTCGGCTTGCTTGCTGTTGTCGCGGGTACGAGGCGCTTTGACGGGCGTTTTGAAGGATGCCTCGGCTTGGGCAACGGCGGCTTCGAGTTCCGCGTCAGCGTCTGCGGTGTCGTCCTGCGCCGCTTCGGCGTTGGCAATGATTGCGTCGAGTTTGGCCTCGAACTTGGAGACGTGCTTGGCGTTGACGTGGGGGCGCTTCATGCCCAAGGCGTCGTAGCCCTCGGCGGCGACGCACCAGCCCTCGCCATCGGGCGTGATCAGAGCGCGGTTGAACAGGCCGTCGAGCACCTTTTTGCGCGCGCCGCCTTTGATGTTGTCGGGGAACCAGTCGATCTTGCCGCCGCTGGTGTTGATGGCCTTGGCGAGGATGGCGTGCTGGGCCGGGGTCAGGTTGGTGGTGGTCATGGGCTGCTCCTTCGGGGTTGGTAGATGACGATGTGATGAACGCGCTGTTCGGGAGTGAAGCCAAGCGCCTTTTGATCGGTTCTGGCGCTTGGTTTCGTGGGTTTCCGATCAGTCCTTGGCGATCTCCGCTTCCGTGGCCTTCGGGCTCGACGCGCCGAGTTCGACGCCCGCCTTGAAGGCCGCTTCAAGCGCGTCCTTGAGGCACCACACCGCCGTGTCGTGGAAGTCCAGGCTGTCAGCGTGGCGGGTTTGCAGGGTGTCGATGCCCAGATGCTTCTGGGCGATCAGGGTGAGGATGGTGTCGATCTGGCTCATGGCGTGTTCCTTTCGGGGTGTGGTTGGCGTGACGTGATGAACGCGCTGTTCCCGATGGAAGCCAAGCTCAATCCGCAGAAATGACGAACAAATGATTGAAGAAGGTGACGATGGGACTCTCGATTCGCGCCTACGCGCGCCACCGTGGCGTGTCGCACGTGGCCGTGAAGAAGGCCATCGACACCGGGCGGATCACACCGCTGCCAGACGGCACGATTGATCCGGATACCGCCGACGCGCAGTGGGCACAAAACACATTGCAGCCGCGCCGCGCCGCTGCGCAGGAGAAGGTCAGCACCACAAAGGCGCGACCCGCGCCCGCAACAGCGACCGCCGAAGCAACACCGCAGCGCGATGTCGCCGACGCCAGCACAGCGCCGATGTCGGCGGGCGGTACCTCGCTCTTGCAGGCGCGCACGGTCAACGAGGTGCTCAAGGCCAAGCTCAACAACCTGGAGCTGGCACACCGCAAGAAGGAACTGGTGGATCGTGCGCAGGCCGTGGCCCACGTTTTCAAGCTCGCGCGCATCGAGCGCGACGCGTGGTTGAACTGGCCCGCGCGCATCTCGGGGCAGATGGCCTCCGCGCTTGGCGTTGACACGCACACGATGCACGTCACGCTGGAAGCCGCCGTTCGCGAGCACCTGATCGAACTGGGCGAACTGCGCCCGCGCGTGGATTGACGATGGACGATTACGAAGGCGCTGTTGAGATCGAACGGGCGTGGCGCGACGGGCTTACCCCTGACCCGCTGCTCACCGTGTCCGAATGGTCGGATCGCCACCGGATGCTCTCCAGCAAGGCGTCTGCCGAGCCGGGGCGCTGGCGCACCAGCCGCACGCCGTACTTGAAAGCAATCATGGATTGCCTGTCGCCGACCTCAGCGGTCGAGCGCGTGGTGTTCATGAAGGCGGCGCAGCTTGGCGCGACAGAGATGGGATCGAACTGGATCGGCTATGTCATCCACCACGCGCCCGGGCCAATGATGGCTGTGTGGCCGACGGTGGAGATGGCCAAGCGCAACTCCAAGCAGCGGATCGATCCGCTGATCGAGGAGTCGTCCGCACTGGCTGAACTGATTGCACCGGCGCGCAGTCGGGATTCCGGCAACACTATCCTGGCCAAGGAGTTCCGGGGTGGCGTGCTGGTGATGACCGGGGCCAACAGCGCGGTCGGGCTGCGCTCAATGCCGGTGCGGTATCTGTTCCTCGACGAGGTCGACGGCTATCCGTTGGACGTCGAGGGCGAAGGCGATGCGATCTCGCTGGCCGAAGCCCGCACACGCACCTTTGCTCGGCGCAAGATCTTCATCGTTTCGACGCCGACGATCTCAGGGGCGTCTGCTATCGAGCGCGAGTACGAGGCCAGTGACCAACGCCGCTACTTTGTGCCGTGTCCGCATTGCTCGCACCGGCAGTGGCTGCGCTTTGAGCAACTACGCTGGGATAAGGGCCAGCCTGAAACCGCCGCCTACATCTGCGAGTCGTGTGACACCGCGATTGCCGAGCATCACAAGACGTGGATGCTGGAGCACGGCGAGTGGCGCGCGATGATCACCGATGGCGCGGGCAAGACGGCAGGCTTCCACCTGTCGTCGTTGTACAGCCCGGTGGGCTGGCGCAGTTGGCGGGAGATTGCCGCTGCCTGGGAAGCCGCCGTCAGCAAGGAATCGGGATCAGCAGCCGCCATCAAGACCTTCAAGAACACCGAGCTGGGTGAAACCTGGGTCGAGGAAGGCGAAGCGCCTGATTGGCAACGACTGGTCGAGCGCCGAGAGGACTACCGTGTCGGTAGCGTGCCGCAAGGCGGTCTGCTGCTGGTGGGCGCGGCCGATGTACAGAAGGATCGCATCGAGGCATCGGTTTGGGCATTCGGGCGCGGGAAGGAGTCGTGGCTCATCGAGCATCGCGTGCTGATGGGTCCAGTACATGAAACCGGCGCCCGCGACACGGTGTGGAAACGCCTTGCTGAAATGCTGGCCGAGACCTGGACACACGCCTCCGGCGCGGCGATGCCGCTGGCGCGCTTTGCCTTGGATACCGGCTTTGCGACGCAGGAGGCCTATGCCTTTGTGCGGGCCTGCCGCGATCCGCGTGTGATGGCAGTCAAAGGTGTGCCTCGCGGCGCAGCCTTGATCGGCACGCCGACCGCCATCGATGTCTCGCAGGGCGGCAAGAAGCTGCGCCGTGGCATCAAGGTGTACACGGTGGCGGTCAGCATCGCCAAGCTGGAGTTCTACAACAACCTGCGCAAGAGCGCTGATGTGGGCGAGGACGGTTTGACCACAGTGTTTCCAGCCGGATTTGTCCATCTGCCCAAGATCGACGCCGAGTTCATCCAGCAACTCTGCGCGGAGCAACTGATCACCCGCCGCGACCGCAACGGCTTCCCGGTGCGTGAGTGGCAAAAGATGCGCGAGCGCAATGAAGCGCTCGACTGCTACGTCTACGCCCGCGCGGCTGCATCGGCGGCGGGTCTGGATCGCTTCGAGGAACGTCACTGGCGGGAACTGGAGCGACAACTGGGGCTGGCCAGTCCGCTAGCCCTTGAAACACATACTGAATCGATCAACGAGGCCACCCAACGCGGTGGCCTCGCTGTTTCTGGCAACCGTAACACTGGTCGGCGCGTGATCAAAAGCCGCTGGCTGTCCTGACATCCCAAGGAGAAAACATGAGTCTTGCTACCCGTATCGAAAGCCTGGTCATCCGCGTCGCGCAGGAATTCAACGATGTCCGCGCCAAGGCAGGCAACCTGGCCAACCTCACCACCACCGACAAGTCGAATCTGGTCGCGGCCATCAACGAACTGAAGGCCGCCGTGGTGTCCTCGGCGGTGATCGACGATGCGCACATCGCGGCCACGACCACGTACTCGTCCAACAAGATCGTCTCGCTGCTTGATGCGCTCAAGACCGAGATCTTGGGCGGTGCCGATGCTGCCTACGACACGCTGGTGGAAATCCAGCAACTGCTGCAGAACGGCACCAGTGGTCTGGATGCGCTGCTCACCGCCGTCAACAACCGCGTGCGCTTCGACGCCGCTCAGTCGCTGACCGTCGCCGAACAACTTCAGGCACGCAGCAACATTGGCGCTGTCGCCGCCACCGATGTCGGCAACACCGACACCGACTTCGTCGCGGTCTTTGTGGGTGCGCTGGTCTGATGAGCCTCGCATCGCGCATCAGTGCGCTGGCCAGTCGTGTCGGGCTCGAGGTCAAGACAAAGATCGACGCAACCCACCCCGGTCTGGCCCGGGCGTGGGTCTGCTTCGGCTACGTCGGCAGCCAGATCATCGTGCGCTCGTCGCACAACGTGGCCAGCGTGACCCGGACGGCGGTAGGACGCTACCGCGTGACCTTTGCCGCTGCCATGCCCGATGCCAACTACTGCTGGACGGCACTAGCCCGCAGCAGCACCAACAGCGGCACGCAGCGCATTGCGATTGTGCGATCCACCACCGACCAGAAGACCGCCCAGTTCGTCGACATCAGTTGCGCCACCACGTCCGCATCGTTCGACGACTCCTCTGAAATCAACCTTACGGTGTTCCGCTGATGGCCTACACACAAGCACACCTCGACGCGTTGGAAGCGGCGCTGGTCAAGGGCGAAAAGCGCGTGACCTTCGGCGACAAGACCGTCGAGTACCGCAGCGTCGATGAACTCCAGGCCGCCATTGCGGCGGTCAAGCGCGACCTCTTCGAGCAGGCCGTGGACACCGGACTGTGGCCCGGTGCGCCACGCCAGATCCGAGTCACCACCGGCAAAGGGTTCTGAACATGCAATGGTTTGACCGAATGCGTAGACGCGTTGGCATGAGCCTGCTTGGCGGCACGCCGTTCTATGACGGCATCGGTGGTGGCCGTCGCGCCTTGGCGTGGCAGGTCGGCAATCCCGGTGCGGTTGCAGCGCTGGCGTTCACCCAGAACAAATTGCGCGCCAAGAGCCGCGATCTGGTACGCCGCAATGCCTGGGCAGCGGCAGGCGTCGAGGCCTTCGTTTCCAATGCCATCGGCACCGGCATCAAACCCCAGAGCATGTTGACCGATCAGGCTCAACGTGAAGCGATCCACAGCCTGTGGTGGGATTGGTGTGAGGAGGCCGATGCTGCTGGACTGACCGATTTCTACGGCCTGCAGGCTCTGGCTTGCCGCGCCATGCTCGAAGGCGGGGAATGCCTGGTCCGGCTGCGCTACCGCCGCCCAGAGGATGGCCTGCCGGTGGGCCTGCAACTGCAGTTGCTCGAACCCGAACACCTGCCAGCCACGCTGAATCAGGAATTGGCTTCCGGAAATGTGATCCGTGCGGGCATCGAATTCGACAAGCTCGGAAGGCGGGTGGCTTACCACCTGTATCGCTCGCACCCGGGCGATGGCTCTCTGGCTCCGATGTCGGGCACCGGTGGCGTGGTGGGCGGCCTCGACACTGTGCGTGCCCCGGCGAGCGAAATCATCCATCTGTTTCGTCCCTTGCGGCCCGGACAGATCCGGGGCGAACCGTGGCTGGCGCGCGCGCTGGTCAAGCTCAACGAACTCGACCAGTACGACGACGCCGAGCTCGTGCGCAAGAAAACCGCTGCGATGTTCGCGGGCTTCATCACGCGCATGTCACCTGAGGACAACCTGATGGGTGAAGGACTGCCGGATGCCAATGGCGCGGCGATGGCCGGGCTGGAGCCGGGCACGATGCAAATCCTGGAGCCTGGCGAGGACGTGAAGTTCAGTCAGCCTGCCGATGTCGGCGCGAGCTACGCCGAATTCCTGCGCATGCAGTTTCGGGCGGTGGCAGCGGCGATGGGCATCACCTACGAGATGCTGACCGGCGACCTGACGCAAGTGAACTACTCGTCGATCCGGGCCGGACTGCTGGAGTTTCGCCGCCGCTGTGAAGCCATCCAGCACGGCGTGATCGTCCACCAGCTGTGCCGCCCGATCTGGCGTGCCTGGATGGAGCAGGCACTGCTTGAAGGCGCGCTGGCGCTGCCACAGTTCACTGAAAAGAAACGCGACTACTTCGCTGCCAAATGGATTCCACAAGGCTGGCAGTGGGTCGATCCCAAGAAGGAGTTCGACGCGATGCTGACCGCCATTCGCGCCGGGTTGCTGTCTCGCTCGGAAGCCATCTCGGCCTTTGGCTACGACGCCGAGGACATCGACCGCGAGATCGCCGCCGACAACCAGCGTGCCGATGAGCTTGGTCTGGTCTTCGACTCCGACCCGCGCCATGACAAGGCTCCCCAACCCTCGACATTGGGCGCTCCCATGAATGCGGCCGCCACGGTGGCCGTGCCGCAAGACCCACAGGACAACTGACATGCAACTCATTCATCTGGCGTCCCGCCTCTACGGGACGCCGCTCCTCATTGCGCGTCCCAAACTCGATCTGATCCTCTCCGTGCTGGGTTCCCGCATCGGCTTGCCCGATCTGGACATGGCCATGCCGCTTCCCGCGCCGCGCCAGAGCGCCACATCGGATCAGGCGGGCATTGCCGTCATCCCGGTGGTCGGCACGCTGGTCAGACGTTCGATGGGCATAGAAGCCGCATCTGGCCTGATGTCCTACGGCGAGATCGAAGCCCGCATGGACGCTGCATTGGCCGACCCTCAGGTGGCGGGCATCCTGCTCGATCTGGATTCACCCGGCGGCGAGGCCTCGGGCGTGTTCGAACTGGCCGAGCGCATCCGCGCCGCCAGCAGCATCAAGCCGATCTGGGCGCACGCCAACGATGCCGCGTACTCGGCAGCCTTTGCCATCGCGGCGGCCTGCCAGCGCCTGACGCTGTCGCAGACCGCCGGTGTCGGCTCGATTGGCGTGATCGCGCTGCACGTCGACCAGTCGGTGAAGGATGCCAAGGACGGCCTGAATTACACCGCCGTCTTCGCGGGCAGCCACAAGAACGACTTCTCCTCGCACGAGCCACTCACCCCGCAGGCCACCACGGCGTTGCAGACCGAAGTGGATCGCCTCTACGACATCTTCGTGAATCAGGTCGGGCAGATGCGCGGCCTCGACCCGGACGCCGTGCGAGCCACCGAGGCGGGTCTGTTTTACGGCGAGCAGGCGGTGGCAGTGGGCCTCGCCGACGCCGTGATGCCGCTTGAGCAGGTGATGACCGAGTTCACCGACGCGTTGGCGGCCAAGCAGCGGCTGGCACAGCCCTGCGTGGCCCGCGCCTCGCCGCGAAGTTTGTCTGCGCAGCCCATCTCAACCCCGCCCCGAAGCAAACCTTTCACCCTGGAGAACACCATGACCGACCCCAAAGACGACCACGACAACCCGAGCGATCCGGCCGACACCGATCCGCAGGGCGACCCGCCACAGACTGACGGCGATCCGCAACCGACGCCTGCGGCCCATGCGGCGCTGGCGCAGTCCTTTGCCAGCGGGCGCGGCCAAGCGCAGGCCATTGCAGAGATGTGCCTGATCGCAGGCCAGTCGCAACGCACAGCGGAGTTTCTGGCTGCGGGATTCTCCGAAGCGCAGGTGCGCCGCGCCTTGCTCGATGCCCGTGCCGACCAGCCCGAAATCGCTTCGCGCATCACCGCCGATGCCGGTACCAGCCAGCGCCCGGAAAACAGTCCAGTGGTCGCTGCCGTCAAGAAACTCACCGCCAAGGAGTAAGCCATGCCCACTGTATCTCAACCCAAGAACCTCGGCGACCTGCTGAAGTACGAAGCGCCGAACCTCTACTCGCGCGACCAGGACACCGTCGCTGCCGCGCAGAACCTGTCGCTGGGCACCGTGGTGGGCCGCGAAACAGCCACTGCCAAGCTCAAGGCAATCGACCCGAGCGCCACGGACGGTACGGAATTCGCTGTTGGCGTGCTTGGCAATGACGTCGATGCGACGCTGATCGACCGCGAGGACGCGATCTTGATCGCCCGCCACGCCATCGTTGCGCGCGGCGCATTGGTCTGGCCGACCGGTCTCACGGTTGCGCAGAAGGCAACTGCCGTTGCCCAACTCACCGCCCTTGGGGTGCTGGTGCGCGATAGCGCCTGATCCCGTCCCGACGATCCATCTCACTCCCCCGAAAACCCGCCACTGGCGGGTTTCGTCATTTCTGGAGATCCCAAATGCAGAACCCCTTTGAAAATACCGGCTTCTCGATGGCCAGCCTGACGGCCGCCATCAACCTCCTGCCCAACCGCTACGGGCGGCTGGAGCAACTCAACCTGTTCCCGGCCAAGCCGGTGCGCACCCGGCAGATCATCGTCGAGGAGTACGCCGGTCGTCTGAACCTGCTGCCCACCCGCGCGCCCGGTTCGCCCGGCACCGTTGGTGAACGTGGCAAGCGCAACCTGCGTTCCTTCGTGATCCCGCACATCCCACACGACGACGTGGTGCTGCCGGAAGAAGTGCAAGGGCTGCGCGCCTTTGGCTCCGAAACCGAGATGGAAGCCATCGGCGGCGTCATGGCCCGCCATCTGGAGACCATGCGCAACAAGCATGCGATCACCCTGGAGCATCTGCGCATGGGTGCGCTCAAGGGCAAGATCCTCGATGCCGACGGCAGCGAACTGGTAGATCTGTTCGATGAGTTCGACATCACGGCGCAATCGGTGTCCTTCGAGTTTTCGACGGCGGCCGACAACGGGCAAATCAAGAGTGCCTGCCTGGAGCTGCTTGGACTCATGGAGGATGGGCTCACGGGCGAGTTCTCGACCGGCGTGCATGTGTTGTGCTCGACCGAGTTCTTCCGGGCGCTGACCACCCACAAGGAGGTCAAGACTGCTTACCAGAACTGGCAACAGGGTGCGGTACTGATCAACGACATGCGCTCGGGCTTCAGCTACAGCGGCATCACCTTCGAGGAATACCGGGGTCAGGCGTCCTTTGTGCAGGCCGACGGCACGCTGGGGTCGCGCCGGTTCATCGCCGCTGGTGAAGCCCATGCATTCCCGGTCGGCACGGTGGACACCTTCGCCACCTACTTCGCGCCAGCGGACTTCAACGAGACCGTGAACACCATCGGTCAGCCGCTGTATGCCAAGCAGGAGCCGCGCAAATTCGACCGGGGCACTGATCTGCACACGCAATCGAACCCGCTGCCGATGTGCCACCGCCCAGGCGTGCTGATCAAGCTGATCTCTGCCTGATGGATGTCACGACGCTCTACGAAGCCGCCCGCAACGCCGGGCTGCTGACGCCGGTCACGGTTGCGGGCGGAACGGTGCCTTGCGCCTTCCGCGCTCCGGACGAAACCGTACTGGATGGTTTCGCGCTGTCGCGGGACTACCAGATCGACTACCCGGCGTCCTGGTTGACGCTGGTTGCCGGGGACACGGTCGAGGTGGCAGGCAACACCTATCAGGTGCGCGACGTACGTGCCATCGGCGACGGCACCGAGCGTCGCGCCTCGCTCTCCCAACTCTGAGGAACGCCCCATGAACTCCATCCGCGAGCGCGTCTTGCAGGAGATCGTCACGCGCCTGGCATCCGCGATTGCCCCGACGCCGGTGCTGCGCATGCCAGCCGTGCCGGTCACCCGCGAGGCCAGTCCGTCGCTGCTGCTCTTCGTCGATGGCGACAGCATCACCGCCCACGCCAACCACCTCGTCGACCGGCTGTTGATCGTCCGGCTTGCCGTGGTGGCACGCGGCGCGGATGCCTTCGACGTGGCCGACCAGGCGCTGGTCTCGGCCCACGCGGCAATGCTCGCCGACCCGAATCTGGGCGGGCTGGCCATCGCCGTGCGCGAGATCGACTGCGAATGGGAGTTCGACGACGCCGATGCCGGGGCCGTCGCGCTGCCTGCCCGCTACGAGATCCGCTACCGCACCCACGCCATCGACCTCACCCAAACAGGATGAACGCCTTATGCAAACCCTCTCCATCGAACTACTGAAACCCCACACCCACGCAGGCAAGCGGCTCGCCGTGGGTGATCGCCTTGATCTGAATGACGCGAGCGCTCGTTGGCTGATCACGCAAGGCACGGCCAAAGCGGCCATCCCCGCCACCGATTCCAAACCCACCCGCCGTGATGCCACGTCCGGTGTTTCCACAACTGCAGCCACCCAAGGAGACTGAACATGGCTTACTTTTCCGGACAAGGACGCGTCTATATCGGCGCACGTGATGAACTCGGCAACCCGGCCGGGCTGACCTTCGTCGGCAACGTGCCCGAGCTGAAGGTGTCGCTGTCGATGGACACCATCGAGCACCAGGAAGCACAGTCGGGTCAGCGCCTGACCGACCTGCAACTCATCAAGACCAAGAAAGGCGAGTTCGCCTGCACGCTGGAGGAACTGATCGCCACCAACCTGGCGCTCGCGCTCTACGGCACCACGACCACGATCACCCCTGGTACGGTGACTGGCGAAGCATTGCCCCTCCCGGTCACGCCGGGCAGTCTGTACCCGCTGACCATGCAGAACGTATCGGCCGTGCAGATCCAGGACTCGGATGCCACGCCCAAGACGCTCCCGGCCAGCCAATACAGCGTCAATGCCAAGCACGGTTCGCTGGTGGTGCTCGATGCCACGTCGGGCGGCCCGTACACCGAGCCGTTCACCGTCGACTACGCCTATGGCGCGGCGCAGAGCACGGCGATGTTCACCCAGCCGCTGCCCGAGCGCTGGATTCGCTTCGAGGGGCTCAACACCGCCGACGGCAACCGCGAGGTGGTGATCGACCTCTACCGCGTGGCCATCAACCCGGCCAAGGAGCTCTCGATCATCACGGACGAATTGCTCAAGTTCGAGCTGTCGGGCCAAGTACTGGCGGATCTGACCAAGCCGGTCGGTGGTGATCTCGGTCAGTTCGGCCGTCTGGTGCTGCTGTGATGGACGGCTTCAAGACCTTCCCCCCTGAGCCTGTGGTCGTGACGCTGTCCGGCACCGCGCTGGAACTGACGCCGATCCGGCTGGGTGAGTTGCCACGGCTGCTGGCCGTGGTGCGCCCGCTGGCCGAGGAAATCACCAGCGATCCGGACTGGATGGCGCTGCTGGGGCGGCACGGCGATGCCGTGCTCGACCTGCTGGCGATCACCACCCGGCGTGAACGCGCGTGGATCAACGACCTTCAGCTTGCGGACGCCGTGCAACTGGCCGCCGCCGTGTTCGAGGTCAACGCGGATTTTTTTGTGGCGCACGTCGTGCCGAGCATTCAGGGCGCGGCCCAGCGACTCGCGCCGACGCTGCGCTCACTGACGAACACGGGTGGGACGCTGCCGTCGCCCGCTTGATCCGCGCCGGTCACCGACTTGGCGACGTGATGGGCTACACGCTCACACAGGCGCAAGCCTTTCTGGACACCGACGGACAGATCGAGCGGCAGCAACTGGCCCAGCTGCTCGGCATTCATGCCGTGGCAGCGCAGGGCGAGAAACGTGGCATCGAACAACTGCAACGCGATCTTCTGAAGGAATGAGCCATGCGTCTCTCGCTCACCACCACCGGCCTGCTGGACCCGCGCCAGCTGGCGGCGTGGGGTGCGGAGCGGCGTCGTGCCATCCACGCGGCCGTCGCCAAGGGCATGCAATCGGGCGGGCGTGAAGTGCGTGACGCCGCGCGATCCGAGATGCGCAGCGCCTTCACCGTCAAACGCAACAGCTTCATCTCCTCGATGGGCGTGAAGGTATTCGACAAGAAGTCGGAGCAACTGCCCGCCTTGCTGGTGGGCAGCAAGATTCCGTGGCTCGGCCTGCACGAAAAAGGCGGCACGGTGAGCGGCAACCTGCTGATACCGCTGCTGCCCGGGCGCATCGGCCCCAAGCGCTTCAAGGCGGTCGTTGACGGCCTGATGCGCACGGGCAATGCCTTCTTCATCGAGAAGAACGGTCGCGTGCTGCTGATGGCCGAGAACATCAAAGAGAACGCCGGGCAGCTCAACCGCTTCAAGCGTGCCGAGCGTGCCCGGACTGGTGCAAAGCAGATCAAGCGTGGCCAGGAAATTCCCATCGCAACGTTGGTCCGCCGCGTCGATCTCAAACGACGACTGAATCTGGCGGGTGGCGTGCAACGCGCACTACCTGCCTTGGCGCGAGCGATTCAACAAGAACTGGACAAAGTCTGATGGCAAGCAATCGTGCCCAAATCCTGATCAGCGCCGTCGACCAGACCAAGACCGCCTTCGACTCGATCAAGCGGGGTTTGGGTGGCCTGACGGATACCGCCAAGAGCGTCAATGGCGTGCTGGCCAATCTCGGCGTGGCAGTGTCGGTGGCGGGCCTGACCGCGATGGTGAAATCGGCCATCGACACTGGCGACGCGCTGGATGAGATGTCGCAACGTGTCGGTGTCAGCGTCGAGACCCTGTCGGTATGGAAACCGGCAGCCGAGCAGTCAGGCGTCTCCGGCGAGTCCTTCGAGAAGGGCCTGCGCAAGCTGTCCACCACGATGCTGGAAGCCGCGACCGGGTCGGAAGATGCCGCTCGCGGATTTTCTGCGGTGGGCGTCGAGTTCAAGAACCAGGACGGCACCCTGCGTGCCACCGATCAGGTGCTACTGGATCTGGCCGAGCGCTTCAAGGCCATGCCCGATGGCGCGGAGAAGACTGCGCTGGCCGTACAACTGTTCGGCAAGTCGGGCGCGGAGCTGATCCCGTTTCTGAATCAGGGGCGCGACGGCATCAACGAGCTGGCTGCCGAGATGCAGGCGCTCGGCGTGCAGATGAGTAGTGAGACTGCAGCGCAGGCGGGCAACTTCAACGATGCGCTCGACAAGCTGAAGCTGGCCACCACCAGCATCGGCAACCAGATCATCGCCTCCTTGCTGCCTGCCCTGAACGACATGGCCGGTGGCATGGTCGAGTCTGCAAAGCAAGGCGGCACATTGCGCGCGATCCTGGATGGCGTGGTGCTGGTGCTCAAGACCCTGGCGCTCGGTGCCGCCACGGTTGGCAAGGCCTTTGTCGCCTTGGGCGAGGCCATCGGTGCTGGTGTCGCGGCGGCGGTCGAAGCGCTCAAGGGCAACACCGACGGAGCGAAGGCCATCATTGCCGACATCAAAGGCAATCTGGTCAAACGGCTGGATGAACTGGCGTCCTTCCGTGACAGCCTGTTCGACCCCAAGCCCATCGAGGTCAAGGCACCCAAGATCCAGGCCGATCCGGAACTACTGCAGCGCCTGACCAAACCCAAGGCCGTCAAGCCAGCGCAGGACACGACCGGCGCGCAGACCACGCTGATGAAAGCACAGCTGGACGCCGAGTTTGCCCTGCTCAAGGACGGACTGGCGCGGCAGCAAACTGCGCTGGACGCTGCGCTCGAAGACCGTCTGGTTTCGGTGCGCGACTACTACAAGCAGAAAACGGCCATAGAGCAGCGGGAGGTCGATGCCGAGATTGCCCGCAAGCAGCAGGAATTGGCCCGCAGTCAGCAAGTCGCCACCACCGGCAAATCGGAAAACGACCGCCTGCGCGCCAAGGCCGAGGTCGCCAAAGCGGAAGCCGACCTCATCACACTCAACAACCGGCGCACAGACATCGAGCAGGCCAATGCGCGCAAGGCGGCGCAAGCCGAGCGGGAACTGGCTGATGCGCGGGCAGCAGCGCGTGAGGAACTGGCACAGATCACCGGCACAGCCACAGATGCCGACCGGCAGGCTGCCATCGAGCGCAGCTACCGCGACCTGCGGGCGCGACTGGCTCTCGAGGCCGATGCCGACGGCGTGTCGCTCGTTGACCGGCTGATCAACGTGAAGGCCGCGCAGGCCAATCTGGCAGCCTTGGAAGCCCAATGGCGGCAGGTCACCGAGCGTCTGCGTAATGCGCAGGAAGCTATCCAGACCCAGCAGCAGGCTGGATTGCTGACCGAGGCACAGGCTCGCCAGCAGATCGTGGCCTTGCAACAGCAATCGGCCACAGAGATGGAGCGCTTGTTGCCGGCCATGCAGCAAGCCGCGCAGGCCATTGGGCCCGATGCGGTGATTCGCGTGCAGGCGTGGTGCAACGAGCTGGATCGCACCAAGCTCACCGTCGATGAAATGGCACCGCTGTGGAACCGCATCGGTGAGAGCTTCGGCGGTGCGCTCAACGGGATGATCACCGGCGCGCAGACCTGGCGCAGTGCCTTGGCGAGCATCTTTCAGCAGGTGGCCGACGCCTTCCTGCAGCAAATCGTGATCCAGCCGTTCCAGCAGTGGATCGCCATGCAGGCACGGATGCTGGCGCTCAAGCTCGGTTTCATCCAGCAGGAGCAGACCGTCGATGCGGCGGCCAGCGCCGCCAAGGTCGCGCAAAAGACCACCGAAACC